GTGCTGAATCAGTAACAGGTGATCCTGCAGTCCGCAAAAGGCTTGCTGCAATAACGTCACAATTAAAAGCAACTGCTGTTAGAGAGCCTGATGTCATAGTTCCTGCACACAATGGAGTGCCTGCACATATCAGAAAAGGCAAGATTATTGATGCTAAGATCACTCCTGATTTTTATGAGAGTGAGTTGATCAATCTTAATGCTGCAATAAAATCTGCAGAAAAAGGAACAAGCACATATAACGCACTATTTGCATTAAGAAACAATATGCAGAGGAAGGCAGAAGCTGCATACCCTGGGCTTGTTGATCAACACAAACTAGGGCAAAATCAATATGCTTTGCACAGCTGGATGAAAGACATTACTGATCCAACCTCTAAACTGGTTGACAAGGAGAGAGCAGCAAAATGGATGTATGATGACAGCAGGAAAGATTTGCCAGGCATCCCTATAAATGTTGAGCTTGCTGGTGAGTCAATACCATTGACTAAAGCTGTTGGTGATATGGCAAATGTTCTTGATAGAAAAAAGATTTCCCAATCAACTTTGCATGACAATGGTGTCGTTAATACTGCTGTTGATGAATCAAGATGGATGAAGGCAAAAACTGGCGGAATGGGCTTGATAACTGGAATGGGCAACACTTTATATGAAGACCTAGGAAATATCTATCCGAGGTTCAATTTATATGACACTAGGATTGGTGCAAGCCCTACTCAAATAAATAGAGTCAAAACCATGCTTGGGTCACCAGTTGGCATAAAAGTTATAGCAAACACAGATGACCAACAGGCAGAACAAGACATTGAAAGCATGATTGAAACACAGAGGCGTCTTGATAAAGTGAGGAAAAAATATGCTAAGTAAACATTTTTCTGAAAAAGAATTCCGGTGTCATTGTGGCAAGTGCACCATGCCAACAATTTCTCAAGAATTACTGGATGTTCTTGAGCAACTTCGCTCAGAGTTTTCTGCCACTATTGCTATCACAAGTGGATACAGATGTCATGCTCACAACAAGGCAGTTGGTGGTGCAAAAGACAGTCAGCACTGTCATGGAATAGCAGCTGACATCAAGGTCTTTAACAAGATCAAGAAGCAGATGCCGCCGGATATAATTTATGCTTATCTGAATACCCGCTATCAGGATAAGTACGGAATAGGGAAATATGCAGCATGGACGCACATTGATGTCAGAGCCAATAAGGCAAGGTGGTAATACAATGGAAGCAACATGGCTGAAAGAAATGGGGTTAAGCGGGGAGTCAATCTTTGTTATTATTGTTTTGATGTTTATGCTTCAGATAGCAAAGCTGGTGGCAGATTACGTTAAAACAATTAAAAAAGAAGGAGGCGCAAGCCATGATGATATCATGAAATTGTGCCTCGCAATTCTTGAAAAACTAGAGCATAGATAATTATTCTTCGTGTTTATTGCGGTACATTACGGCAACAGGATGGAAAGGGATTCCGTCCTTTGTCAACTCAGCATACTGAACATTCACCCATCTCCCTAAGTAGGCATCCTGATTCAACAGCACGGCCTTTTTGTCTGCTATATTCCCTGGTGCACTAACAGAGAATGAGCCGCCTGTTGGGAGCTTGCACTCAAGTATTGCCCATCCGTCCTTAGACTCACTGATCCCGATGATCTCATATTCATCATCCAGCCAGACCTTTACCTTCAGCAATGACTTGCTCCTCTTGCCATCCTCGTAGCCGGAACTTGTGTGACGGATCATGATACCCTCCATGCCTTCTGCTCTGGCTTCCCGTAGCCTGTCTCGTATAAGGTCGGCTATGGTCGCAGGCGGCTTTGTAGGACACTCTAACAGGGTGGTGGGTACTACCCCAAAGGGTAGCCCGTCCGTGGCTGGTATGGCTTCCTGTAACGCCTTATAGCGTAGCGGGTAAGCATCATCACTGATCTTATCGTAAATGTGATACTTAATCCGGCTGGTGCTCGCCTGCTTACGCTTCACCCACGACAGGATTGTCTGCAAAGATTGCCCATGACAGTACAGCTCACCATCCAGTGTATCACCTTCTTCCATGTATTCAGCAAGAGGCTCTAGGATGTGCTGAATGTTCTCCATCAGCTTCCCGTTCCGTGAATAGGCAACCAAGCCGGAAGCAGTGCACTTAACTAAACAGCGCAGCCCGTTGTACTTGTACTGCCAATAAGCACCTGCCTTAATCAGGCGGGGGTTAGCATACGGCTGGGCAAGCATAGGGCGCTTGAGATTCAGAGCATTCGAGCGCGCGGAGTTTTTCGCTGCATCCAGATCGTGCGTATATCCCGCATCCCGCTTCTTGCCAACCTTACTGGCTAACTGAAGCATTGCTTGCTCATCCCAAGTCCTAGTGCTCTTGCCATGAGGGATCACTTCAATCTGCTCCTGTAGTGATCCGCCTAGCTGACCATACAGCATCCTCAAGCCGGGAATCTCATCATCTATCTCACATGACCAGACTCGGATTCTGCCAAGATTGTCTTTTGCAAATAATGTTACGCTGCTCATATCACGTCTCCAGTTTTCTCACCAATAAAGTCACCAGCCACAGCAGCCGGAAGTTGTGCAACGTCCGTACAATGTGCAACGATGCATTCGTTTATCATAACGTTCACCCCATAATAATTATCGGTGATTGTTATAATTCTTTTGCCCTTAGCAAAGGCATATCCTATCTCCCACACTGTGCCAGTATCATAATTATCTATGACTGCCACAATGGTATCTGCCTTGTTAAGCATCTCAACGTTCTTGTCAAAGATATACTTCATCCGTGACTTCTTTTCTTCTGGAGTCATGTTCATCAAGACTCCTTCTGATCTAGGTGAATAATACTCCATGCCAAATAGATCAAACGTCTGCTCTATTGAATCAACAAGCTCAATCTGTGTGGCATTAAAGAATGGTGCGGCTATGTATATCATATTAACCTCTCTCAGTAAATTCAACCCAAAACATCATTTCATCAACAAGATCATATAGATCTTGTGCACCAGGATAATACTCTTCAAGATTTTTTGATGATCTGCCTAATGCTCCATACAGACTCCCTATTGCTTTCTTCATCAATATATTCCCAAACAAGTCAATCTCCTGTCTTGCTTTATAGTACACTGCAATTACATCAGCCAGCTTTACTATTGCTCTTGTTACTCCTGAGCCTCTCCAGTCATTGGTGAACTCAGTCCCGTAGTCAATATCAATCTGCATCATATTGTCATCAGCAACATTATCAATCATAGACTTCATTGATTGGCTGCTATACTTGGTTGGCATAGGAATGTCACCAGTAAGTATCTCATCAATGTCATGACACAGCGCATGCCGGAGTGCCTGCAATTCTGTATCCTCATCCGCATCAATCATCTTACAGATCATCATCGTGGTAATTGCCACCATGCCAGTGTGCTCCAGAATTGACTCTGGATTTATCAGCCTGTATTGGCTGAATCTATCCACGGCTGACATGGCACTAAAAAACTCAACTAGCTTTAGCGGGTCTTTCATTTGCTTATCTCCTGTGATCTTTGGATTATATTCATCCAGAAGTGAGGGCGTTGTTCCCGTACCATTTGATCATGGATAGGATTGAAGTCCTCAATCTTGGTGCTTGTTAATACAGAGTGCATAGGGCATGGAGCACCTGGGTCAGCACTTGTATATCTTAGTTGAGCATCCTTGTCGTATGGGCAGCTTCCGTTCTTGCACGGAAGGGCGCGCGTTTCTATGCCAAGCATTCTGCTAACTCTATTAAGCAATGGTGCCCATAGGTCAGCTTGAGCCATCCAGCATGCCCGCTTGGCAATCAGATCTTCCCAGACTGAGCGATCACCAGAAGCCTGTATCATAACTGGCGTGCCTATTGTGTTATCTTCATAATCATAGAGCAAATCAATTTTGTTAGTCTTTGTATATAGAGCACGGTGTCTGATCATTTGGGCGCGCAGTGCTATTGGCACTTGAGCACTAACTACCACTTGATCACCTGCTACTCCTGTGCTGCTTGCTTCTTCTATAACAGGGAATAGCTCAACATACTTAATTGACTCCGGCGGCTCGTGCCCAAATGCCTCACGATACACTCTCTGACATTCCACAGCTGCATCATAGAACAGTTGATCAGTTGTCCCTATGTAGTGAAATGCCCTCATCAGCTTGACAAGGCTTCTGGCGCTGATCTTCATTGTGAGCCTAGTGAGCGCAACCACCGGAAGGCTCATGCGGTAGGTATCTTGAGCTACGCCTTGCCCTCTATCAAGCTGCATCTTCAGTTTGTACTGTGCATAGCAATCATAATTAAAGTGCTCATCTATCTCGAAGTCAGCCGGATCATCAACCCTGCTGGTTCTTGCCCATACTATGTGATCCCTGAATGTGCAGATAATCTCGCGCTCGATTATTGTGCACTGAACATCCAGCGTAACGCTAGCAAAATCTGCTACTGGAGCATCTATGCCATACAACTGCTCCACCGGAGTGTCATCCAGATGCCGTGAGTTTGTCCAAGCGGCTTTCACTACTGGCATCTGATCCAGACAGTGTGTATCTTTGCCTATAATTTTCATCTTCATGCTAGAGTTCCTTTGAAGTAGTCTTTCAAATTGATTACCTCACTAACTGTGAGTCCTCGCCATGTACCAGTCACTTCTCCTTTCACTAAATACCAGTCCTCATCTATCTTTCCATGATCTGCTATCTGTCTTGCTATTGTCTTGTTAAAATGATACTTGTCTATGTGACACATCAGGCTGTCTGTATCATCCTCAATTATAAAGTTGAGATACCATCTGTGCTGATCCTGTAGCTCATGTCCACGCTTGAGGACTTTGTTGTATTCATTATTATCTTCAAGGTTACGCTTCTTCAACATGCCAAGCACAATGTACTCACCTTGCTCATGTACGTCTCTGAGATTGGTTATCCTGCCTTCTAATCCAAAGGATTTTGGATCACCGATTAGCCGCCCCCAATGGTGCTCAGCTGGAAAAAGGATGTCAAAAGGGGTCACAGGATTAGATAAACTCTTGAAAATAGAAGGGGTTAGCTTTGCTTTCCCCTTTCTTGCTAGGATGATCTGCTTAGCTTTCTTCTCTCCTACACCAGCCAGATTGATCAAGCCTCCTATCATTTTCCCATTCTGGATAGACCACTTCATCTCACTCAGGTCTGGATCAAGAGCTACATATTCCAGCTTCTCAGTCACCACAAGATCACGAAGTAGACGGAGTGCAGCATCATCATCAGGCGCATGGTTGAGGCAAGCAACTCCAAACTCTAATGGGTGATAGGCTTTGAAGTAGGCAGTCCAGTAACTGATGATAGAGTAGGCTACGGCATGGCTCTTGTTGAATATCCATGATCCGGCATGGCTCACGTCTTTCCAGAGAGCTGCTGCCATAGTCATATCCAAGCCGGAATCAATACAGCCTTTGAGGAAGTCTTCTTCAAACTTCTTGAAGTAATCATCACCCATAGACTTGGATGCTGCTTTCCTCATGTCTGATACTACCATCCATGAGAAGCCTGCTATCTCACGGGCGATTCTCATCATCTGCTCTTGGTAGAGCATGACGCCATGAGTATCCTTGGTTATCTCATAGTGCAGATCACCATAATACTTTGGCTGGATTTCCCCGTTCTTGCTCATCCTGTATATAGCAGTACCACCCGATCTCATTGCACCAGGTCTAGCCGCAGCTGTGATAGCCACAAGATCATCAAAGTGGCTGACCTCTACTTCCCTCACAAGCATGGCAAGAGCCGCGCCTTCAAACTGGAATATGCCATTGAGCCTGCAGTCTTTGAATATCTTAAATACCTTTGGGTCATCCAGAGGCAGGTCATATAGACTGTCTCTGAATCTGCCAGTAAGGGTGCAGCACTCCTCTAGGATTGACAGAGTGCGGAGTCCAAGGCAGTCAATCTTCAGAAGATTGATGGATTCAGCATCACGCTTGTCCATCATTATTGATCCTTCCCTTGTATTGATTGCCCCATACTTCACAAGCGGTTCGCTGGCAACTATTATTCCGGCCGCGTGCTTCCCAAAGTGAGTAGCATGCCCATCCATCCTGCCACACAATGCCATAGCAGGGAAGTCATTCAGGAATGCCTCACCTGTATCAGACCTGAAGTCATCTGAGATTGTGGTAGCACGGGCATCACCACCGGAACGCTCAATGATCGAGCCTTTCATTTCCTCAAGTCTTGCCTTTGGAACAAACAGCCCTTTGGCAAAGTCATTGATGACAGACTTAGACTGATATCTATTCACATTGGATAAGTGAACAACCTTGTCTTTGCCATACTTCTTGACTAGATACTCTATGACATCACCGCGCTGATCATCCGGAAAGTCAATATCTATATCTGGTGTATCAAAGCGGTTTATGTCAATGAAGCGCTCAAAGATTAAGTCATACTTAATAGGGTCAATCTCGGTGATCCCCATTAAGTAGCACACTAGAGAGCCAGCAGACGATCCTCTGCACGGCCCGACTAGCATAGTCTTTTTGGCTTCCATTATCATGTCTGCTACAATGAGGAAGTAATCATCAAAGCCCTTCTCATGGATCAGATTGATCTCATAGTCAAGCCTGTCTTGATACTCTTTGCTAAGAGTCAGAAGTCTACGCTTGATACCTTCTTCGCACTCTCCTCTGATTGTGCGGGTGCCTCCGAACACAAGAGATGGTGCTGACTCGATAGCTGCTGAGCATTCTTCAGCAATGCTGAGGAGATTCTTTTCAATAGCTTCGCTGCCATAGAAAGCATATGCAGCTTCATCTGTAAGTATATGTTGCTCATAAGTCTTGGTCTCAAATTTGAAGATAGGGGAGTCCTCACCAGGTCTTGTGCCAGCAAGGAGTTCATATATATCTTTGTCATCAGCCTCTCCATAGTTATTGTCATCTATGTAGATTGCTCTCTCTGGCATGCATGGATCAAAGCCTGCACCAGCCGGATAGTATGATATCAAGTGCCCTATGCTCTGTCCGTAGTCACAGGTAGGGATAACGATGACGTTATTAGACAAAGCCTCAACATCGGAGAATTCAATCCTCGGTATATAATGGAATTTTGTGAAAGCAAGACTTGTGAGCTCATACAGCTCTCTGAGTCCGTCATTATTTTTAGCGATGAATATCCAGTGCGTGCTGCTAGTTCTGTAGTCAGCTCCATCTGGCATAACAGTGAGCCTGACTCCGAAGATTGGTTTGAAGCCATGTTTCTTTGCCTCCTTCATTAGCGGGATATGCCCGAATGTACTATTGATATCAGCGATACCTACCACACCATGACGCACATATTTATGTACGTCACGGATAGGCAGAAAGCACTGTCTGAATGAGAACTCAGTTTTCAGTGCTAAGTGAATCATTTTATTTTACCTTCTCTGAGAAGAAACTTGTATCCTTCGACAAGTGCAAGCACGTCTGTCTTAGCACGGTGAGCACCCTCGATTGTTTCCTTTCCGGTTGCCAGCTTGTGTAACTTAGTCAGATTGAGCCGCCTTCCTTCGTAGCTCATTGACCTTTCCACTGTGCAAACATGCTCTATTGCCCAAGGGAATCTTATCAATCTATCTATGCGAATAAGCTCATTAGCCAGCATAGAGCGATCAAAGCCAAGATTGTGAGCAACCATTCTACGAGCACCAAGAAAAATGCTAGCAATATCATTGTAAACTGCAGCAAAGCTCGGAGCATCTTTCAAGTCCTCATTAGTGATCTTGGTGATCTTAGTTATCTCATCACTGATAGGCATCGGAGGCTTGATGAATGACTCAAAAGTTTCCAGATGGTTCATGTCATCATCAAACTTCATAACGCAAATCTCAATGATATGAGGCTGTTGCTTTATGTCGTTAGCAGCAGGCTTGAGCAAGCCAGTTGTTTCTGTATCATAGAATACTATCATATTTTCACCAGTTGGGTAAATAAACACAAGTTTCTTTCAGCAACCCCGAATATGAAATTTGCGTTTATCTGCAAATCCCACGGTTGCCACCCTTTGCTATACCATGCACCTTGACGAAGCAACGCCGGAAAAGTTTCTTCAGAGAATGCACTGACGTGAGTCAGGTCTTGGGCTTGTAAGTTTGAGTTATAGTACGGCACTACAATGTTGATGTATCCACCTTTCTGTAGCACGCGCTCGAATTCACGTAATACGTCAGTTGGCTTGGATACGTGTTCAAGGAAGTGATAAGCATGGATTCCTGCAACAGACCCATCTTCAAAGTTAAGAGGCATAGTTTCTGCATCCCACTCAGGATAGTCTATTGCAACCGTGCCTTCAATAGGTGCTTTACCAGCACCAATATTCAACACCAATGAGCCGCAGCCGTGCTCTACTAATTCATTGATGTTGCGCTTCAATCCTAGCTTAACAAAGTCCTGAATGCTAAACATTGTCAAGCTCCTTGAGCATCATAGCATATACACTGATGTCATCCAAGCTGTCATCATGACCTTTGTCCCAGTTATTTGCATAACGGCACATCTTGCTTACCATCGTGCTCAATATGGCATAGCGGTTTTGATCCTCCGGCGTGGTCAGTTCAATCCCCTCAGGGAATATCTGCTCAAGCACCGAGCCAAGCTGCTTGTATGTATCACCATACAATTCATTTCTTTGCTCATAAAGCTTTGCTTTATCAGCCAGTTCTTTTGGCACAAACTTAGTCACTGATTTCTTCATTTTCTTAATCTCCAGATATGACTATGCCCTCACAAGGAGGGCATAGCACAGGGGTGAATGTTACTTAGCGTAAGCATCATTACACAGTTGACGGATTGCTTGGAAGTGTGACTGTGCTTTCTTATCATTATCAGATGCACTGTTAGCAGGATCTTCCATGAAATCTGCACATTCCTTTTCAGTCATGGCAAAGTTGGCACGAAGAGCAGCATACAGCTTGAAGCGGAATCCTTCCTGACGAGAGCCTGATGCTTCCTTGGTTTTCTTGAAGCACTCGACACTGTTTGCCTTAGCAAAACTGCGAAGCATTGCGCCAGCAGCACGCTCAGTAGCACCTTTGATCTGCTCAACGATGGCACCAACGCAGTAATCAAAATGCTCTTCTTCAGTCAGCATAGCCGGATCACCAACGATACCAGCGATTGCCAGATCACGGTCAGCTTTGCTGATTGCCAAACCAGCATCAATCATGAAGCTGTTGTACAAACGAGTCACATTTTTGAACGTGGCACCAGCACTGATCATTGCCAGCTTAACGTCATCTTCAGTTTTGCCAGACTGGATTGCGATTTCAAACGCCTCATTGATTGCCACTTCCAGTGCATCAACTTCTTCTTTCATTTCTTGTGACACTTCATCATTCATATCAGTCATAACTTGCTCCAGTTAATTAAATTGAGAGCCGATACGTTTTGTAATCGACTGTGATCATGTTACCAGAAAGTAGAAAAAAGTCTATAGGGGTTTATACCTAATCCCGAAAAAAACTTTCCTTTATCTTCCGTGGTCTGCAGAGTATCCATACTCACGATATTTTTCATCCCTCCATTCTATTGCCTTTCCTAAGAAATAAAATTGTTTTGCATGCCTTTTTCCATTCCCATACACTTGCACAATATAAAAGTGTCTTGATTTTGTTATGCCGCAGTGCCCTGTTTTATTGTCTTTTCTTAGCCTAGCATTTCTTTGATTTGTTGACCTATCAACATCACGCAGATTCTCAATCCTATTGTCAGTCTTGATTCCATTTATGTGATCTATCTCTCCATCAGGCCATTTGCCATGGACATATAGCCATGCCAGCCTATGTGCTTTATATGCATCATCACCAATGTGAATCTGCAAATATCCTGATCCATCAATGCTGCCAACTTTTCTTTTCCCAATCTTCCTTTTGAAGATGCCTGTTTCTTTGCAATATATTAGATTATTAAACACTGAAGTATGACTCCTCTACTACGGGGTACTTCCCCTTCTTCACTACCCGTATGCGAGCAGCCTTCTTGAGCCCCTTGCATACCTCAAGAGCTTCATCGACAGTATTACACCGATTGCCGCCCCTGAACTTTATCCAATGATCAGCCTTAGTTTTTGCATAGCCAGTATGTTCAACACAAAGCCATTCATTGAATTGTTTTGCCCCACACATATATGTCACCTTGACCATACTTGGTGAGCCAACCCTTTCTACTTTAGTATATGACACTGAATTCACAACATATACTGATTCTTCTTTTTTCCCATCTGCTACTACCTTAGCAGTATCTGCCTCAGCAACTAGCAGAGTCTTGAATACAAACTGGTGCTGGCAACTTGGGCAAATACGTACTGATGTATAGCACAAGGTGAGGCAAGCCGGACATTCTTTCATCACTGCTTCACCAGCCTTAATGCCTTTGCCCTTCTCTTTTATCATCACATTATTGATCGGGCCGAGCCTGCTTACATTGCCAGCAAAATCCAATACCAAACAATCCAGCTTATTATCTGCAATACGCAAGCCGCGCCCAATAGTTTGAATATGAATAATCGGGGATTGCGTCGGGCGCAAGAGTGCAATGAGGTCAATACTCGGATCATCAAAGCCAGTTGTAAGCACATTAACGTTGACAAGAGCACGATATTTCCCAGACTTATAATCATCGATGACCCGCTTACGTGAGTCACCCATTCTTGAGTGGACGACATTTGACATTACCCCTTTTCTCAACAGTGCTTCTGTTATGTGCTCTGCATGGTTTATATCAATAGCAAAGATCAGCCACTTCTTCCGGTCTGCTCCTCGCTCAATCAATTCTTCTATTGCTGCGTTTGTTATGCTAAGTTTGTCAAACTTATTTGACATTGCCTTCTCATTATAATCACCAGCAGTAATCTTTATGTCTGATGTATCCATCTTCATCTTTGTGCCCTTGCTTACCAATGGGCACAGATAGCCTTGGTTCACCAGGTTGACGAAGCCTTCTGCTGATGTTAGGTCATAAGCAAGCTCTGTAAACTGCTTGTCTTTGCCATAGATATAGCCGTCACCGAGCCGGAAAGGTGTTGCCGTATACCCGATGCGCTGGAATTTACCTGCACTAAAAAATCTATCATACATAGTCCCATCTTCAACGGATATACTATGTGCCTCATCTATGATAACATGAGTAAAGTCAAAGAACCTATCAGCATTTCTCCAGACTGATTGTATTCCGGCTATGGTGATATCACTCATCCTATTAAGCCCTAGCCCTGCAGATATCACGCCCACAGGTCTGCCAAGATACTTCTCAATAGTATTCCTGTTCTGCTCAAGGATTTCCATGACGTGTGATAGCACTGCTATCTTAGCATCAGGATTGAATTCTTTAATTGTCTTTATGGCATCTGCAATCATGATGGTCTTGCCGCCACCTGTAGGAATTGCAAACAACGGATGACGGTGAGGATACTTCAGGTATACCTTCAGTATCTCACTGCCTTTTGCCTGATAATCTCTAGGCTTCATTGAACATTACCGAGTAGAGGTGATTGTCACATCCTTGCTTCTGCATATCAAAAGACAGGTTGCTCTCTGGCACTAGCTCATTGTTGCAAGTCCACTTGTTGTCATTGTGTGCCTCACAGTGAGCACAGGTTCGGCAGCCTTTCTGTATCTGCTCCATGCCAAAGCATACATCCCTGTGGTTACAGAATTTGCACTCGAACCAAGCCGCGCTATTATTGCCTATCCTTGGATAGAGAGCATCAGAAGCAATTATATCATTTGCCTTGGCTACCAGAGAATCAAAGTGCTTCTGGTCAAATAGCACTTCTTCAAAGTACAAGTCTGAGTCATTCTTGTTGTAGGCTGCATACAGGCACCTGTCCCATTTGCCATAGCCCATGTAGATCATCATCTGGTCATAGTGAACAGGCTTGGCTTTCTTCACGCCCTGCTTGGCTACTGTCTTGAAGTTCTTGTCATTATGAGTCTTGATCTCTAGCAGCCACTCATCATTTTCAACAGTGAAGCAGCCGTCTATGTGACCGTTCCACATGCCAGTGTCATCTTTCAGCCTTATCTGCCGTCCTTCAACAATAATACCTAGGTCTTTGAAGATAGTTAGCAACTTATCCTCGAAAGCATGACCGTCATTGAACAAGCGACCTATGCGCTTATCAACGAAGCCATCACCGGAAGCCATGTACATTGAGTATTGAAGCGATCTCCGGCATGGTGTGCCTATCATGCTCATGCCCAGATAGCCGCGCTCCTTATTCTCAGTCACGCCTTTTGTCTTTTGATTCAAATATTCAATGAGCTCCATGAGGAATCACTCCTTGATACAGCCTGTGTCCACACGGCTCTGCATAAACACACCTACCAACCTGAACCTTCTTTGTGACCTCACCGTTACAAACGTGGCATATATTTCCTGTCACACTTGCTTTAACTTTCTTTACTGCATCTTCCCACCACTTGTCATTGCTCATGTCAATCTCCTTAAATTAGTGCCATCCTTGGCTGTGAGTCCTTAGAAAGTAGTAGGCTGTGCAACTGCGCGAATTGCCCACATAAAGCCCTGTTGCAAATTGGTTTTACCCAATGCAACATTGCGTTTGTCGGTAGTGCTGTCGGCTTCCAGTTTGGCAATAAACGCGCCACACTTTTCTGCCAGTTCTTTGCCTTCGTTCATCAAGTCAATTTCTACTTGGCTCAAATCACGGTAGCCTTTTATCTTCTGATGCTGGTTGTCCATGATTGCCTCCTTAGGCTGATTCTATCTCTTGATATGTTCTTTCAAACACATCTCTTGGTGACCATGAAACATATCCAGAATACTCAGCAGTATTTGCTTTTCCTCCGTCTACATATTCAACAAGATAGCCTTCATCACTGCCATCTTCATCACTAGGCAGCTCCCACTTACGGAAGTCATTGTACTCCTGCCTTGTCATCAACTTAGCACGTATGACTTTTGTTCCAGTATATGTTTTCATGATTGCCTCCTCAGGCTGCTTTGAAGTCTTTCACATCATCTTTAGCAGGGAAGTTGCTTGTAGCCGCTTGAGTCTTAACACGGATTTGCAAATCTTGTCCGTGTAATTCTGAAGTGTATTGAAACTCTTCAATGCCAAGTGCTGTGGCAATCTTCTTAAGGTGTTGCATAGCAATCTTAACTGTCGTCTCATTTGCGTTGACGATATTAAGGTTAGCAAATACCATGCGCTTGGCATAGTCACCCTCTACGATCTTGAAGTGGAGGCTGAGGTACTTGCCTCCAGACTTCGTATCCTTGATCTCAGACTTCACAATCTGTGCCGTGTACCAACCTTCTGGCAGCAGATTAACTTCATCTTCTTCTACTTCACTTGTGTTAAATACGTTCGGTAACATTGCCATGATTAAGTTCCTCGGATTTTATTGATAATATCAGTTAAGTTTGCTGGCTCTTCTTTTTCAAGAGAGCCACTCCTATCCTTGCAGAATCTCTGCCTATCAGCAGCGGTCTGTAAGAATCTTGTGCCGTCCTTCTTTATCTGCATACAGAATAGCTCATCAAACATATACGGGACTTGATGACCTATCATTTTGCCAGGTGCCATTGGGACGTAAAATATTGAGTCAGTAGATTCATCCTCTACCATCTTCATCTTGAAGTTGAACACAACGTGCCTATTAGGAAGATCACGGAAGTTTCTGATAGCATGTATCATAGCATCCCCCATCTTCAGGTAGGCTTGTCGGTTGTCCTTCTCATTCTTAGCAAATTCCTCAAATACGGTCTCTGCGATTTCTGACGCTGAATCCAAACATATAGTCTCATGCATACAGTCAGCTGACTTGGCATACTTGTAGACCTCATCTAAATCCCTCATAGTCTTGATCTCTACATAATCAGCACTCTCGTTTCTCAACGATAGCAAGCCGGATTCTGCGGAAACAATAAGAGGCTTAGGTGCAGTGTTACAAAGCCGCGTCTTGCCTATGCCAGCACCGCCATAGACTGCAATCTTCACCCCGCCGACTTTGACGTCTTTGGTGTTCTTGATTACAATAGCCATATCAACCGACCTTCAGTGATGGTGCTGCTGGAGTAACGATAACAATTTCATTCAACAGATCAGAGCCAAGAGCTTTGAACGCTGCTACATCAAGCTGAGGCTTCCATCTGATGCAGGCTAAGTCTGCTTCAGTTAGATCACCTTTAATTGCTTCAAGAGCTGCTTCATCAATCTTGTAGCTCAAGCCGAAGGTTGCCTTCAGCCGGAAGTCATGCACATCAAAATTCAATGTACCATAACGGCTGTCTGCTTCCTGCAACGATCCGCAGATTTCTTTTCGCAGATCCATTTCTTCTTCCTTGACTGCCTTCAGTGTTGTGGCAGAATCAATCCATCTTTCAATAAGGTCTTTGCTGATTTCTTCATTTAAGTCTATAGTCATGTTGCTTCTCCTCGATAGCAGTTAAGACATCATCTTGCCATTGCTCTCCATATCGTTGGGCTTCATTATAAGTGCATCCTTCACCTATATACTTCTTGCCGTAAGTATCTGACTCGCAGATCCATACTTCACTGAAGGGATCATAATATACATTCACCTAAAATCCCCCGTTGAGCCGATCATTATACAGGAAAATATACCATTCATCTATAGGTACTTGTACCTAGTCCGCAACTCTCGTGTTCTTTTTTATGCAAGGGCCGGCCTCAAATATACGCATGTGAATTAATCCTTTATCTACTACCTCACCACGATAGATATGAAGCTGATCTATCTGGCTGTCATCTTCCCATATTCCGGCTTTGGTCAGCGAATCCAATAGTGCTTTCATATGGTTATCCAGATCACGCTTCCTTCTATCAGGAGGGAATAGCACAACCTCAACTAACATCTTCATATCACCGAGCATAAGATCAGGAACCTGCTGTGCTATTGCCTCAGCAATATCCTCGCGGAAGTTCTTGCCCTTAGTTGATATGAATACGTGAGTCTTTGACTTCACATAATAACTGTTTACTGTTGGTGACCATGGTAAAATTAATTCAATCATTTTGCTTCTCCTGCCTTGGCGATGGCCTGTGTCCACTGCCTTGCAAAAACATCTCTTTGCACAATCTCGTCATCGGTCAATTTATCGGTATCACCTTCCATGTCGCTGTGCCGATAAAGCGTGACTCGCAGAGAGATAGCTTTCTTCAGTTCAACAACCAGCTCGGCGTTCTGTTGCTCTGTTTTTTGTAGCTGTTCAACTGCTTCTATTAGCGCGTCTTTTAGCTGAGGTATTTTTATTTCTGGATTGACGATTCCTGCACACGCATTCACGCAGTCCGCGATATGGCGGGCTTTTTCCTCGTGACCTTTCCCTACAATGTCGAAAAGTGGCTTGGTGTACCCGCTTGCATCGTCACCGTCGTAGAGTGACGTGTGATTGGTGTTCATTGTGGACGGTGTGCGCCACTTAAGTTTCATGTGTTGTGCGTTCATGACTTCACCTCGCTGGCCAGCACGTTGCGGAGCCTCGCTTCCTCTGCTTCCTGCCTATCAGAAACCCCTTCGTAGTACTTGCGCAGACCAAGGATGATCATGTCCATGCCTGCCATTACCTTCGGTTGATCGCGCACGTTGTTCCTGTTTGAAAGTACCAGCTTGCGCAGATCGTTGCCTTGATCGCGCTTTATCCAAAGCTGGATCTCAAGCGCTCTCGACACACCTGAAAACTTCAGGTCTTCAAGGATTAGCCTGACCTCTTTGTGTTTTGCAATGGTTTCATCCAGTGCCTTCGCTGTTTGGTAGTAACTCATGCTGCTGCTCCCTCATTTGATATATACGTCATTGTCATTTGTTGACTAATCGGTGGTTGATTATTTGGATAAAACATATTTACCCCTCAAGTATTTTGATAAAACTGATTCAGCCGGTTTAATCTTCTTGACCGGCTGCCTATTCTTCTCTGCTGTCACACACCTTGTGCACCTAAGTGATTTCTTGTATATCTTAGTGCCTCCACACTCACAAGGAGTCTCTGCAGTAATTGCGTATGATCTTTTCATAGTGATCCCCTCTTAATCACAAATTCACGCGATATTGCCATCTTCATGATATTACCAAATTGATCATTTGTCTTAGCACAAGGAAGAACAATCACGGTTTGCCCTCTATCAACCCCTCTAAGCTGATTAGCATTGCTGACGTAATTCCAGTCACAAAATCTATTCTTTGCAGCAAAATCTCTTGCATGACTAAATCTCCCTGCTACAAGGTATATTCTTTTCATAGTGACTCAAACTCCTTCAAGAATCTAATGCACATTGATGTTCTAAATGTCTCTTTTGATAATGCCTTGTATGGCTTGCTACAATACCTATTGGCAATTAAGTAGTCTAGCAACTTCTGTGCTCCATCCCTAGTGCCTCCTTTCTTATCAGTTAAGTCTCTGACTAACTTAACATTCAGCACTATCTCTTTGAACCTAGACACTGGCATTATTCCTTGAGCAGCAAGGTCTAATGGGACTCTCCTGAACCCTTTTTCCTTTCCAGACAGTGCTCTTGATATATTCAATTTTGCCCGTTTGGCTGCATCTAATATATCACCTGGAGTAGCAGTTTGCTTGAAGAACATTCCAATAGAAGCAAACTCAGCTTCTACTATCTGATTAGCCCAGTCTAGCTCAGCATCATGAATCATATTATCACCTGGCTCATTATTGAATGCGGCGGCTAGTGCTGCATACTTTAATGTCCTGAGCATGTTCCTTGTTGCCATAAGCATCTGCGTATCTGTTTCTTCATTCATCACCTTCCGCCATCGCTGGCTTATCTGATGTGCCTTCTTGCCATTCTCCACAACCATATCAATCACATCCGGTGTCGGTCTTGCCTGCTCTCTGGAGCATATGGCAGCTAGATACCTGAGCTTATCTACAACCTCATCAGGCAATACTGTGACTACATCAAAGTTGGTTTCAGGGATAAAGTCTGTTTCACGGTATATGCCTACACGAGGCAGCTCGCCGGAAGTCAGTGCTTTTTCACTGTTGAATATTGCCCCAAATGATTCTGCCGTAGACTCCATTATAAATGTCATGGCTGCGGAGTTTAGTGCCTGAATACTATTGTCCTTTGAGCTGTATCCTTCAGCACCCATGACCTCATGCTGACCGGAGGCGCTGTATAGCCCTAGTTGATATCTCACTATGCCAGCTGAGTCACCTGCCTCAGAAGCCTTTATCAAGCCGCATTCGGTTTGTACCGATACGCATGATCTGGAATCCTTGAGGGCATTGTACATGGCAACCGGGCCGGTGAATCTAGCTGGTGCTAAGAAGGATGATGTACCGCCATTCTCGTTGAGTGAGTAGAGCGTTTGCGTAATGAACTTTCTGATGCTATCCTTGCCTCGTCCTGTCCTTGCTATTACTAGCAACTCAATGTTCAACCCAGTGCCGGATACATTAAATTTCCTGCCGCAGATACCAGCCAGCAATCCAAGAGTGGAAGCAAACGCAAACACTTCAGACTGTAGGTGTTGTGCAGCTAGAGCACAGTTGAACAGATTGTTTAATGCACCAGGAGGGCGCACGATATGCACAATATCCTCAGGAATATCATAGTCCTCCTCCCTGTCAGGCACAAACATCTCTTCTTCATCTGCATCCTGCTTAGCTTTCCTTTCTGCAGCCTTGGATACAGCACCGTCTATCAAGCCCTCTATTGAATCAAACCGTTCCTTCCATCTTTGGTCTTGCGTTTTGCATCCCATCATAATCGCGCGCAATGTTTCACATGCAAGCTTCTTGTTCATTCCATCGGCTATGTACTGAAACCCAAGGGTCATCAGAGGGGCATGATATGTAGTCCCTTCTTGAATCTGCTTAATCAAATCAGGGATTGTCTGAACTCCATCCACTGCATTCTGGATTATCTCTTTCTGCTCAACGTTGCTTAGCTGCCTATCCCGTTTGAAGATTTTTCCTTCGGTATATTTTGCAAAATAGAATAGTCCGTCATCTGGGTCATCCCTAGTAGGCATGAACCACGGCTGACTATGCGTATTCATCTCCTTAACATGGAGCAACGGATAATCATTGATGACTAGCCAGCCGCATATGTTTGCTGCTAGCTGCTTAAGCTCCGGCTTGCTGTATGCCTCGGTTTCTATCACGCATCTGAATTTATTCTTCTCAGCTCCATGTGAGTGAGTAGTATAGATGAAATGATTGATGCCCTTCTCTGTTAGCAATGAGTGGAGCAGAGCTGGTGAAGGAGCAGACTGAGGATCATCCTTGCTTCCATCTCCATCTATCACAAATATAGTTGACTCTTTTAGACTGTCATCCTTACGATAGATAGGATCAAGCTCACCTCTCACAAAGTATGAGTGGTGCTTGTCTCCTTTTTGGCAGACTGAAAAGAAATTAGCTAGGGCATCAAATGTGTCAAAGTACAGATTCTTTCCGTACTGCACATTCATCTGATTCCCACGAAAATAACAAATGGCATGCTTCATGCTTGCCTCCCATGATTCTCATGATATCCATGCTCCTCAAGCCGTTCTTTTAATTTATCTAACATGCAGAATCCCCACTTTTGTCTATAACCCATTACAAGAGCCGACACACAAGACGCAACCCCTTACCCTATACAACCATAAGCCAGACCATGTAAAGTGGCTGCCTGACCCATTCAGAGCCATTCAGCCCTATCCGTGGATCGGACAGCCATTGTACAGGCTGATCCATTGGTTGGATATAGGTAGTTGCCGTAATGTCCTACTGATTTTTAGTAGGTTATTTAGTGCATAGAGCCTGGCTTCTTGCCAAGGGCAGCTAGCAACTCTTCAATGAAGTCAGGCATCTTTTCTTTTCTTGCTGCCTCTTTTCCTTCAATCCTTACCTTTTCAACCAGAGCTGTCCTTTTGAGCATATTCTCAAGGTTGCCAGCAGCTAAGGATTTGTCTGCCTCAGCCATGGCAAGCTCCATGATCTCGAATAGTTCACCAAAGCTGACCTTGGTCATTGGAGTAACCGTTTCTACGAATGAGCAAAGGAACATCTCTGGGACTATGTGCATTATCATCCTATCACGAGAGGCAAGCTGTGCCAGCCTGAGCTGAGCTTCTGTTATTAGCACCTTGACAGCCGGAGTCATTTCGATTGCGTTCAGTGCTTCAATCAGTTCACTGTTGCTAAGTTTCTGTACATTCATGATATTTATGCTCCAAAAAAGCCAACGATTTCTTTTTCTGTGAACCCAGTAATAAAGTGCTCACGGTCATTATCAGACAGCTCCGGCATTGCTCGCTGGATGTTCTGCCCTGCCGCCCAGTCTTTGATCTGATCCATCGTAAGCTGGTGTGCACTGTAGGTCTTCTGCCAGAAGTTGCCCGTTAGTCTATTGTGAAAGGTGACGGTGAGTTTGTTAAACTCAACCTTCACTGAATCACAGTCCTTGTAGTCTACGGTGACTACCTTGCTAGTTGTATCTCTCATGTGCCTATCCTCTTGATGGTGTAGTTTTGCGAGCCGTTAGGTGCATGCCTGTCTATGTAGTTAAGCAAATGGGGAAGAACTGTTGCTTCAAGCACAATGACTTTGTCTACGTAATTGACCATTACATTATCAGGGATATGGCTGCCAGTAGATAATACCAGATCACCATATTCATCCATCTGGGCATATGTCCCGTCACCTAGGTAGGCCGGATTACGATAGTTACTCATTGGGTGAATCTCCTGTATAGATGACTGGCTCTTGTGATGGCATGTTGAGCTGTCCGTTTGAGTGGAGAGTCTTCACAAGACTGTTGACGTACACCATACATGCAGTGATCACATGAGGCGCGCTGTCAGTAGCCTGTGCTATTTCATTCAGATAGAGAAATGCTTCCTCTACTGAATCCCTGTCTGCAAACATCATTGAGTAGCCGTATGGCACTAATGACCTCTCTAGCTCTAAGTCACTCATAATATTTCCTCAATTAACATAAATGGTGGAACACACCAGTCTGTGCACCCGAGTGGATGCACAGGTGTTATGTTCTACTCAGAACACGCCTACCCTTTGATCCAATTTGCCACATACTGTTTCAAAAGAATGTCGAAATAGACGCTTTCTTCAGGACTATTCTTTCTATCTAAAAACGCAGCAATAAGTTCTAATAAACGCAGCAATTCTATTTTGCTTTTAAACATTTCACTTCTCCTACTGTAGTGCATACTCAGAGCGGGATATCACCATCCTCTGATTCAGGATTAAAGAATGGATGTCCTTCACCATAGCACTTCTTCATCTGAAGAGTCATGAAACTCTTTGTCATCAGGATCAGGCTCAAGCCAGTCTGCACCTGGGAATGAATGCTCCGGCTTGGCAGGCTGGTAGGTTAGCATGGCTAGCTCATGCTTCCTTGCCATTATTGGATCAAGAGCTTTGGCAAGTGCTTCTTCAGCCTTATTGCGCACGTTGTCTTCCATAGTGTCAAGAAGATGGAGTTCATCTATTGGTTTGATCTCTTGGAATGAAATAGAGACTTCTCTCACGGATGAGGCAAACAGGATGCTGCTACCGTAGGCATGGTAGTTGCCGCAATCCGAGTAGACATAGTCTGGATCAGGACTATCCGTGCGTTCGTTTGGGCTGCATTTTCTAACCTCGCGCACTTCATAACGATACTCATCTGAATGCCAAGCTGGATCAAATATAACTGCATAATACTTAGTACGTGTTTTCATTTGGTGTACTCCTTTAGAGTGTTGCGGGCATCTTTGACGATTGTCTCGCCTTTGATATCCCGTAGGTGAGTGATGTTATTCAGGATGTAGAGCACTTGAGTACGATCTCTATGTCCTTGTTGGTATGCCATAAGGTAAGCCATTGCATACCCGTTTGTCTTTGGATGCTTTATTAAGGCATGTACAGCTTCAGTTACTTTCTGAATCATTGTGGTGACTCCTCGTGGGGCAGGTAGCCTGTTAACTCTTGGGCTTCTGCATGGGTGGGTTTAGATGCTTTCTGTTTGCCTTCTAGCTGCTTAGCTAGATAGAGTTGATACTCCGGTGACAGCACCTCCTGATCCTTCCCTCGATAGCGGTAGGCTTCAGGCTTTTCTTTAGTGCGGATATTGTCGGGGTGAGGAAGGAAGCCGCAAGAGGATACGCGTGTATTTGGCTGCTCGTCTATCTGTTCGCAATAAGCTAACTCTTTTGCAGCCTGCCCCGCGCGCTTTGCTAATAGGCTGTTAGCAGCCTCGCGGTTCATTATCGTTGGACGTTCATCCTTTCCGGTCAGGACGATGGTCAACTCCTCTGATACTGGGTTATGGTGTAAAGTAGTAAACCGTCCTTCTGAATCTACGATGCAACCTCCATTCTCGGAGAGTGGCTCATAGTGTAGTTTCGCAAACATTGGGATATTCATTAGGCTTTCTCCTCGTTACGTGCAAATGTCGATATTCCTTGGTCTACATCACCGGAGGCTAGGGCTTCGAGCTGTTCAAGCTGTTGGTCAAGATCGAAGCTAAAGAATGGCTTAAGATCTGCAGCCCCACGTTCAGCGAGCTGTTCGGGGAATACACGGTATTCCTCAATAACACCGTGGGCAAGGCGTAGTGCACGCAAAATAATCGCGCGCTCTACAAGAGTAGTTTCTGGCTTTAATAGCTGGTCAATGTTTCTTATGTTCATGGTAACACCTCAAAGTTTAAGTTAATGCAATAGGTATCTATTACCCTTACAGTGTATACCTGTTTACCAGTGGAAGGTATACGTACTTTCCGAAGTCGGCGGTATTGCACGTGCACCATATACTTGTTGCTAATAGCTTTCCGGCTCGCTGCCTGCCCTATTGGTTTAGTGATATTAGAGTAACTCAACAGTCTGGAGCTTATTGGTACTGTATGAATATACAGATAGGTGAATCTACCTAAGATAGTAGGTGGTAACCGAGTGTTCCACGGTGAATAAATTGTTCCACAGGGGATGTTGAAGGGTATTGTTAAGATAACGCTAGGATAGGCGTATATGGAAATCCTATAGAAAACAAAGACTTAGGGCGTTTTTTCCTATTTGAAATGGGGGGCGGGCGCGCCCCCCCCAGCGTATGGGTGTGAGTAGGGGTAGGAGCTTGCGTCTGTAAGTCGTTGTTTTATATAGTATTATACAGTAATAACCTACCCTATATATTGATTAATCCTTAGCCATTCTTATCCCCAAAAATCGACCTTCGGTAAGTACGTAGCTTGCACAAATTAACTGTATTAAGTGGGGCAGAACCGTATTGCAAACTGAAGGTGAGCGGCGCCGGAAGTCTTGTCCATAAAACCCATTGCGGCGTTATTGCAGAAAACCGATTGCCCAAGAAACCGAAACCCATATGACTCAAAACCCATATGCAATAAAAGCTCAAAAAGGTGTTGCAAAAATATGTCCAGATACAAAAATTAAGACAAAAAAAAGGGAGAGCCTAAGCTCTCCCCTTTAATACTTCCCAGTAGTTTTACGCTTTCCTTCTTACTCGAAGTTACCAGATTTCGATTCTATGTATTCCCTTTCTGCCCATTTATCTATCGCTCTTAATTCCTCGGCCTTTTTATCGAACGCCGCTTGTACCAGCTTGGCTATAGCGAGCCAATGGGTCTGATTCGCCTTATTTTTCTGGTCCTTACTAAATGGTATATAGAAGGTTCCATCTTCGTTTTTTCGATCCTGTAAGGCCACAAGCTCTTCTCTGGTGGTTACTTTCCCTCCATCCAATAGATACTGGTAGAACATGGCTCTCGGTTCTCCACCCGCGCGGTTTACGATATTTTCCGCGCTCTTTATTAGAGCTTTCGCTTCGTCGGGAGTTTTTAATTCTCCAGTAGCTATTAGCGCGAACATTAAAGCTTCTTTTTTTAGCTTGTCTTTGTTCGCGAGTAGATCTGTTACTTTCTTAGAATATGTAGACATAAGTTTAACTCCAATAGTTTAAGTTTAAGTTTTACCGCGTGCCATTACGCGGTAAAGGGTATTTTACTCGGGAATGGAGACTGTAGACGATGTTTACCGACGAACGGTTGGTTTAGCCGACGAACGGTATCTGGACATTCAGAAACGAAACGGGTCGTATCGTTAATGGGTAACAGATTAGGTGGACAAAGTATATAAGTAGTTTCCACCTCAGCTGTTCCACGGGAATGTTCCACGCAGGTCGGGGGGGGGGGTGCAGCTCCGCTTCGCTCCGCTTTAGGCCACCTCACGATTTTCTCAAATTTTCCCAAAAAATTTTGCATTTTCAAAAATACTATGCCCTAACCCAAAAATGTCCCTAGACAAAAGTCGCCCAATGTGTTACTTTCTTCGTAAGTATTGAAGAAAACGGATCAGGCGGCAGTGGACTATAGAAAGATAGAAGGCCTTGAGTATGTTGACCATATGTTCTTCATGAAAGTTGAAGATCATGCGGCTGGCATGGATCTGCCGGAAATCATGCAAGCACTGAACACTCCGATGTCACGGCTGAACAATATTGAGCTAGATGCACTACAAGTCGCCTTTCACATTGGCAGAGGCAAGGCAAAGAAGCTTGCTGTTGACAATCTGTTTGCAGCAATGCGAGATAAGGGCGGATATCAAGCTGCACTAGCTTATCTCGTAAGGTTCGGAGATAAGTGGACTGAGGAAGGCTCAGGCGTTCCTGCTATTGGTGCTTTCACATTTACGGTGAATAAAAAGTGAGTGCCATGATGCCATTAGCAAAAGCAGTGAGATCAGTCGTTTATGACGCATCTCCTACTATGAGTGATTTCCACAACTCAGATGCTTTTGTTCGCTGTCTCATGGGGCCGATTGGTTCAGGCAAGTCAGTAGGCTGCATCATGGAAACAATGATGAAGTCTTGTGAGCAAGCACCAGGGCCGGATGGCATTAGGCGCACTAGATGGGCTATCATCCGGAATACTTATCGTGAGCTCATAGATACCACGATGCAGTCATTCTTTGATTGGTTTCCAAAAGAGACTGGCATCTGGCGTGCAGGCGATATGAAGTTTACCTTCATACAGAAGATGCCTGACGGCACTACAGTAGAAGCAGAATTCATCTTCCGTGCCCTCGACAAGCCGGAAGATATTAAGAAGCTCCTGTCACTGGAAATTACCGGTGCATGGATGAATGAAGCAAGAGAAGTTCCGAAGGCTGTTCTTGACATGTGCATTGGACGTTTGGGTCGTTACCCAAATGCTCGTGACGGCGGCCCGACCTGGTTCGGCATGATCCTTGACACTAACCCTCCAGATAGTGATCATTGGATGTACAAGCTGTTTGAAGAGAACATCCCATCAAACCATGCCATCTTTCACCAGCCTTCGGGGCTCTCACCGCTTGCAGAGAATTTAGAGAACCTGCCTACTGGTTACTATACCAATATGCAGGCTGGCAAAGATCAAGAATGGATAAATGTTTACGTTCATGGTTTATATGGTTTTGTTCAAGATGGCAAGCCTATTTACTCTGAATACAAAGATGATGTGCACCACACTGACGAACAGATAGTAGTTAATCGTGATCTCCCTCTATTTATTGGTATTGACTTTGGTCTTACTCCAGCTGCGGTAATAGCACAGAAGTCCGCAGCCGGAAGATGGCTATGTATTGATGAACTCGTAACTGAAGATATGGGTGCGCTCACTTTTGGCCGTTTGTTGAAGGAGAAACTCGTTCGTGAATACCAAGGTCACAAATTTGAAATCTATGGTGATCCGGCTGGTGAAGCTCGTGCCCAGTCTGATGAAACTACCCCGTTTCAGATCCTTGCTGCTCAAGGCATTAATGCTGTGCCTGCTTATACAAACGACTATATCATCAGACGTGAAGCTGTTGCTTCTACTCTTATGCGGATGGATTTTGCAGGCAATGTGGGCTTTGTGATTGGGCCGAAATGCCAAGTCTTAAGAAAGGGCATGGCAGGTGGATACAAGTACAAGCGTATGCAAGTAGCAGGACAGGACAAATATCAAGACAAGCCGGATAAAGGAAGATACTCACACGTTTGTGAGGCTTTGCAGTACCTGATGGTTGGAGCTGGTGAAGGCTCTGCTATCATTGAAAACAAGGACTGGAATAAACTTCCAGATTACTCTCAATATGATAGAATGGTGGTATAAACCTCATGGCTGGAAAGAAAAGTGCAAGACAGACGATGGATGAATGGTTAGCAAAGCAACAAGCAATGGTTGCTGATCCTCAGTTTCAAGATGACGTTATGGCAAACGGCACAGCCCTCGCAAGAATGGCAAAAGAGAATATTGGTCGCTCAGCAGATATGGCAATGAATGCTGGCAACAAGCTAGGAAGTGCAATGGAAGCTGATCCATATTTTTCTGGTGCAGGCACTGCTTTGCGCCAAGGCATTTATGATGTGCGCACTGGCGGTCAGCCTGCTGCGCCATATGTTGATGCAAACAGTATGGTTGATAGCATGAGCGGTACTATTGGTGCAAATGCTGAGTTGCCTAATATGATGAAAGGGCATGGTGCTGCATACAGAGGCATCGGAATTGCTAATCAACAGACTGAGCAATTGCAACAACAGCAGATGCAACAGCAGCAAGAGATGCAAGCTATTGCAATGAAGCTGCAAGAAGCAGGCATCCCTGTCACCAGTGAAACTGTTCAGAGAGTTATGGAGCAGAAGAAGATGATTGGCGGGTTCCTGCAAGAAAAAGCAGGTCAGGGGATGGACATGATGAGAGGGCTGTTACAATGACACCATCACAAGCAATTAAAGAAATCCGCATGTTCGTTGATCTGTATAACTACGGATCAGAAGAATGCAAAGCTGCCATTCAAGAAATTGAAGATGGCAAGTTTGATCCTAAGCCAGTCACTCAGAAGCCAAAGGTAGTATCAACCAATGATTGATGAGCAAACGATCCTTGCCGTTATATCTTCTGAGCTATCCCAAGCTCAGGGGTCTAGCAGCAATGACAGCCTGCAGGCAAACAGGGAAGCAGCACTTTCTTACTATTTGGGCTTACCGAATGGCAAGGAAGTCAAAGGCAAATCTTCAGTAGTTTCTACTGATGTTGCTGATGCTATTGAATGGATTATGCCTCAGGTAATCAAAGCACTAACTCAAAATAATGAAGTTGTTCGCTTTGATCCGTCCGGTGCTGACGATGAAGCTCAGGCTGAGCTTGAATCAGATTTTGTCTATGACATTCTGATGAAAGATAACAGCGGCTTCATCGTCCTGCACCAATTTATTAAAGATGCCTTGATGCAGAAGAATGGCATCCTGAAGGCATACTATAGTAAGTATGATGAAGTTAAAAAAGAATCCTATACTGGTCTGGTTGATATGCAGATTCAGATGCTCCTTGCAGAGCCAGGCGTTGAGCTAGTTTCTCATACGTCTACTGAGACTCCTGAAGGGGTGTTACATGACGTTAAGATTGGCAGAACCACAACCGCCGGAAGCATTGTGGTCGAGGCTGTTGCACCTGAGCATTTCAGAGTAGCAACTTCTCATAATTCAATTCTGCTAAAAGACTGCCGTTTCTGTGCCCACGTTGAAGATAAGACTGTATCTGATCTTATCAAGATGGGTTACCCTAGAGAATTGGTTGAAAGCATTCAAGGCTCTGATGATGAAGCCTTTCGCTCTAATTACAGATTCACCATGCAAGGTGAAAACTATGATACGAATGACACTGCTGTAGATGAATCCCAGCGCCTCATCACTGTAGCAGAGTGCTACACCTATATGGATATTGATGATGACGGCATAGGTGAATACGTCAAGATCACAGTTGCTGGTGGTGACAATCCTACGCAGATTCTTGACATTGAAGAGATTGACCATTGCCCATTTGTTTCCGGCACTGCTATTCTGATGAGCCATAAGTTTTCTGGCTTATCTATCTATGATCGTTTGTGCCAAATACAGGATCACAAGACTTCATTGTGGCGTAACACGATGGATAATATCTATCTGCAGAACAACCAGAGAATGGGTGTTCTTGATGGTCAAGTCAATCTTGATGACTTGTTGTTGTCACGGCCAGGTGGCGTCATACGGATGAAGTCTGTTGATGCTCTTGTGCCTGTTGTGACTCCACAGATCGGTGATGCTGCTTACAGGATGCTTGACTATCTTGATATGACTCGTGCAGGCCGTGTAGGTGTTGATCCTAATGGTGAAGTGAACGTTTCCAACGTGGGTGACCGGATAGGCTCACAGGGCGTTGATCGAGTGATGACTGCGAAAGAAGAATTGGTCAACTTGATGATTCGCGTAATTGCTGAAACTGGCTTGAAACCTCTCTGTTATTTGATCCGTGACCTTGCTATCCAGCACATGGACTCTGTTCAGCACTTCCGTTATAAAGAAGCATGGCATGACGTCAACCCATCAACTTGGAATCGCAGGTTGCGTTCAACCGTTAGAGTTGGAGTAGGCACTGGTGACAGGCGCTTGTTGCTTGAAGGAGCACAGCAGATATTGAGTCTTCAAGAGAAGATGCTGATGAACCCTTCTCAGTCTTTTGTTACTCCTAATCAGATTTATAACGGCATATCTTTTGCTGCTAAGCAGCTTGGCATTGATGGAATAGGCAGATTCTTCCTGTCTCCTGACTCTGATGAAGGCAAGAAGTTTGCTGAAGAGCAACAGGCATCTGTTGGCAAAGAGAAAGAAGATGGCAAACAGATGGCTATCATGGCTGCCCAGGCTCAGATTAAATTAGCTGAAGCTGAGCAGATGAAAGCTCAAGCACAATTCCAGACCAATCAGATTAAGCTTGATAATGATAAGCTTAAGAATCAGATGGATGCCATTAAGGCTGAGAAGGATCGTGAGATTGCTGTTCTTAGAGAGCAGCTTGCAGCCAATAGACAAGATGGTGAGCTTGGGTTCAAATATGAGCAACTTCATCAGAATACTGCACTTAAGCTGACGGAGCTTGAGGCAACAAACAATAGAGAGCTTTCTGCTCAACAAGCAGACAATGAAGCTGGATTAGATGAAGGAGCTGGTGATGCTGAATGAAGAGCAGCAAGAATACGTTCTCCTTGCTGAGGCGGAGAAAGCGGCAAAAGCACAAGCTGCTTATGACCAGTACTTCAAAGAGTTCTATGAAAAAGAAGCCGTAGTCCTGATCGACTTGTTCAGGGCTGCACCCATTGGTGACAAAGACTCACTTGTTGATATTCATCATCGCTTTAAGGTGTTGGATACTCATGCTAAGTCTTTGCTTACCTCCATTGAAACAGGCCTACTTGCAACTGTGCAGCTAAATGAAATCGCTGCTATGAAGCAAATGGCACAGGAGAATTGATATGACGATTGAAACAGCTACCCCTGAAGCTAGTGATGCTGATATTGAGAGCAGGCTACAACTTGCTCTGTTTGGTGATGATGAACCTGATGACGATAAGAAGCAACCTGCGCCGGAAGGCAATGAAGATGGTGATGCAGACGATGCCGAAAAGGTTAATCCTGATGAAGTTGAAAATGATGATGCACAGCCTGATACATTAGCTGCATATCTTGGTCTTGCTGAGGAGCAAGTCTTTGAAGCAGAAGATGGTAAGGTGTACATCAATGCCAAAGTAGATGGTGAGATCACACAAGTCCCTATGGATGAAGTTGTCAAATCTTATCAGCTGTTGAAGCACGTTAACAACAAGTCAATGATGGTGTCTGAGCAACAGAAATTGGTTGCCCAAGAATATCAAACAGTACGGACTGAAGCAGCCAATCGCTTTCAGATTTTGGATAAAATGTCAGAAGCTCTTGAGCAGCAGTTCATGTCTCAGTATCAGAATGTAGACTGGCAGAGATTGCGAGTTGAGAATCCTGCTGAGTATGTAGCAGCACAACAAGATTATCAAAAGATGATGGCAGGCCTACAGCAAGCCAAGCAAGTAACGATCCAACAGCGTGCTCAACTTGAAGCAATTCAAGCAGAACGTGAGGAAAGGGAATATGCTCAGGTGTTATCTCAGCAAGCACAGCTTGTTTTGCAAAACATCCCTGAGTGGAAGAACCCTGGCACTCGTGTTGCTGAGTCAAATGCAATTCGTGCTTTCTTATCTGAATCCTATGGATACTCAGATCAGGAGCTGAATAGCGTTACTGATTTCAGACAGATACAGGTGATTCGTGATGCTATGGCATATCGCAAAGGCAAGCAAGTTGCTGAACAGAAAATCCAAAAGCCCGTACCGAAGTTTCAAAAACCAGGTGCTGTACGTGGAAACGACATGAGCAAGGCTCGTGAGGCTAAAGCCAAAATTGGCAACCTCAAGCGCTCAGGCTCTGTTGATGATGCGGCAGCTGCATTATTAAGCAGAATGTGAGGATAGGATAATGGCTCAAGCAACAGGTGCATTTAGTACGTACAAAACTGGTTCAACCGCTCAGGTTGGCAACCGCGAAGATTTATCTGATGTTCTGTATGACATCAGCCCAACGGAAACTCCGTTTCTTACAATGGCAAAGAAAGGCAAAGCAACTGCAATCAACCATGAATGGCTGACTGATGTTCTGGCTGATGCAGCAGACAACAAGCACATTGAAGGTGATGATACAACTGCTGCTAAGCCTGCTGCTCGTGTGCGCTTAGGCAACTACACTCAGATTTTGAAGAAGTCTGCTGTTGTTACCGGCACTCAAGAGATCGTTCTGAAAGGCGGCTCTATCAAGTCTGAGATGGCTTATCAGGTTGCTCGCCGCATGAAAGAAATGAAGCGTGATGCCGAGTATGCTATGATCGGTATTGACAATGCTAAAGTTGTTGGTGATGACACCACTGCTCGTGAAATGGGTTCTTTGTCTGCTTATCTGGCAGGCGTTGCTTTCCAAGACGGCGGTGCTGGTGCAGTTGCTCCAACAGGCAACGGTGTTGATGGCATGACCGGCTCTTTGACTCCTGCTGCTTTCACAGAAGCGAAGTTGAAAACTGCTCTGGAAGCATTGTGGGCGCGTTCAGGTGAAGGCAACTTCATGATGCTTTCTGGTGCCAAGCAGCGCGGTATCGTGTCTACTTTCACTGGATCAAGCACTCGCTATGCTACAACCGATGATAAGAAATTGGTTGCCAGCATTGACGTGTATGACGGCGATTATCAGACTGTCACTGTGATGCCTGATCGCTATTGCATCACCAGCAAAGTGTTCCTGATTGATCCTGCCTTCGTTGAGGTTGCTGATCTTCGTCCTGCTCAGAAGTCTGATCTGGCGAAAACTGGTGACTCTGAGAAGAAACAGATCATCTGGGAAACAACTCTGAAGATTTGCAACCCGCTTGCTCATCATCAGATTGCTAACTTGACAACCTGATAAACGTGGGCTCACTGGAAACGGTGAGCTCTCTTATTTGAGAGAATTGATATGGCACATCTAAAATCAGTTAGTTTTGATCAGTTTTCTCAAATAAGAGAAGAAGCGTATTACAATGAGCAAACAGATGAGATTGAGACAAAGCGCTTTCAAGACGTTGAGCCAATCTTAGACTTTAACAAGGGCGTCAGAAATGACACCCCAAAAGGTTTTGGCAAGAATGGTGAGTTTCATCATGTTGCTAGAATCCCTCTTGTTGTGCTTGAGAAATGGAAGGTTGATGGTGTGATTGATTGGTTCAAATCTACTGATGCCCAACGCCGGAAAGTATTGAATGACCCTGCTAATGCGTTTTTAAGAACACGGAATTGCAAACTATGAAGACTCAGCTTGACCTTAGAATGGGTGCAAGTAAAGGCTATGACTCTTATGTCAAAGGCTTGTTTGCTGCCGGTGAGAAAGGTGCTTGGTATGATCCGAGTGACTTCTCCACTATGTTTCAGAACGTTGCTGGAACAACTCCAGTAACTGCTGCTGGTCAGCCCGTAGGCAAAATTCTTGATAAGTCTGGCAATGGCTTTCACATGGTTGCTCCTGCTGATACTACTGTTCGACCTACTCTGATGCAAGACTCTGCTGGCAAGTATTATCTGGATGCAGATGGCGTTGACGACAAGTTGTCTTGTGCTAGCTTCAATATGAATAGTGCAAAGATGACCGTGTTTGCGGGGGTGGTCGTTGAAGTTGCTGCGGCTTTTGATATTTTATTAGAGCTGTCTGCTGCACTTGGCACGAACACCGGAGTCTTTTCTGTAACGGCATCACTCGCAACAGCTATCAACAGATTGACGTACAGCTCTCGCGGCACTGCAACAGCAACAGCCTACCAAGAACCGATAACGCTGAATCAAAAATACCAGCTAGTTGCACAAGGCAAAGTGACTAACACTGCATTGGCAAACATCCAGCTGGGTGGCATCACGCCGATTGCTGCAGCAACATCGACAGCGAATCAGTCTGGCACAGTCTACGGCAATCACACACTGTTCATGTTCACTCGCAACAACAACAACCTCCCGTTCAATGGTCGAGTGTATGCAATGGTGATCCGTGGGGCTGCTAGCTCAGCAGCAGAGATATTGAATATCCGCGCATACTTGCGCTCAAAGATGGGAGTTTGATTATGTGGGTTCATAGATGTTTGATCGTTCCTGCTGCTTATGCTGATGCTGCAAAGAATCTTTGCAAAGAGCTGTCTGGATGGGATGGTCTTTTTGATGTTGGTCTGTCTGCTAGTGGCAGCCTTCCTGCAACACACTACATTAGCAATGGCCTTATTGAAAAAGACTTTGCTGACTTGTTGCTTGCACCTGGTGATGTTTATGCTCTTGCTGTTCAGAGAGGTGTTCCTGTGACGCTTGAGCAGATCACTGGAGTCTTGTCTGCTTCTACTATTTCTCCTGATCAAGGGGCTGAAGTTATTGCTGGCCTTGGTCTTAAATTAATCAATTGAGGATAATGAAATGGCTGTTTTCCCGTTAGCATCATTAGGAATTAAAGCAATACAAGCGAATGCAGATATCACTGTTTCTATGGTGAATACTGCTGGTGCAACTGTTACGGCAGTTTATCCTGCCAATGTGCCAATTAGCTTTGGTGATTTGGCATCCATCACCATCACGCCGGATGGCACTAAGATTTCAGTTATGAAGAATCTGGCTGGCTACAATGGCGAGCCAATTCAAGTCTTTCGTGTTGATGACATCATTACGGTGGCATAATGAATTACTCTGAGGTAGTTGCAGCAGTACAAGCATATTCCGATAGATCGGACTCTGCTACTGTTGCTAATATGGATGTGTTCTTGAGAATGGTTGAAGCACGAGTTAATCGTGCTTTACGCAATGAAGAAATGTGCATCCAATATGACATTCCTACTGTTCAAGATCAAGCCTCTTATGATCTTCCTGCTGACTATGCAGGGATGAGATCAATAAGCCTTGAGACAAGCGGTACCATCACCCCTTTGACTTATATCAACCCTGAGCTAACTGACTGGCAGGTTGACAATGAGTCATATGATGATGTGACATTTTATACAATCCGTTCAAAGAAGCTGGTGCTTTCAAAGGTGCCTGCTGATGCTTTGTCAAACATTAGGATCAACTACTTCAAGAAGGTTCCTGAGCTTACATCAACTGCCACTACCAACTGGCTTAGTGAGTTGAACCCTGATGTTTATGTTAATGGCATGATGGTTGAAGTATCTGCGTTTGTCAAAAACGTAGAAGCAGCAACAGCATGGGATGCTAGATACAACGTTTCTATTGCTGAGATGATTGCATCTAACTGGAATGATAAATGGAGTGGCACTCCAATGGTTATTATGGTGGCAGAATGAACGTTGAGAATGTGGACTATAAGTATCAACTGAAAGCTGATTCAACTTTTAGAGTGCCTGTTGAAGGCTATAAAATTGATGAAGACTATTATTCATTAAATGAATTCGGTACATTGACTCTCAAGAAGGGCTATGCCTGGAATGGAGCAACTGTTGCTATTGACACCAAAAACTTCATCGAGTCATCAGCTGTTCATGACTCCTTATATCAGATGATTAAGACAAAAGCACTTCCTGCTGCTTTGCGCATCGTTGCTGACAAAGAGCTTAAGAGAATGTGCATTAAGGCAGGCATGAGCACTCTGCGTGCTCAGTATGTTTATCTTGCTGTTCGTGTCTTTGGTGCAATATTTGCGAGGAATAAATAATGGGTCTTGAAACTGGCACATATATTAGTGATCTTGACTCAGCTAATCCTGCTTCTGGTGACTCACAGGTTCAGGGTGATGATCATATTCGCCTTATTAAGGCAACAGTAAAAGCAACATTCCCTAATTTGACTGGTGCTGTTGCTCCAACTCAGACTGAGCTCAATTATGTTGATGGCGTGACTTCTGCTATTCAGACTCAGATTGATACGGCCAACTCTGCGAGAGTTGCTGGTGATGCTTTGATGTTGCCTAAGGCAGGAGGCACCATGACTGGCGCCATCATGTTGCCAGGTAATCCGTCTGCTGACTTAGAAGCTGCTCCAAAGCAATATGCTGATCTTATGTTGCCGAAAGCTGGTGGCACGATGACAGGGGCAATTGTATTGTCTGGTGCACCTACTGTTGACCTAAATCCTGCAACAAAGAAATATGTTGATGATGCTGCTGCTGCATTGGATGCAGCATTTGGCCCGATGAGGATTCATGCTTCTTGTGTGTGGATCGGCTATGATAGTAATCGGGCATACACTAGATCAGGCCTTGAAATTACTGTGTCACATGCAAACAACTCAATGTTGGTTGGCAGCATCATTCACGTAGGCAGTGCAACAGATACTCAGATGAATGATCAGGTATATGTCGTAACAGAAGCAAACGAAGACTCATATAAATTCAATGTTGCATCTGCAGCAGGCGCTAATGGCAATATTTATGTTTATGCAGCAATAATAAAAGGGAATGGCTTTTCATCAATAAAGGAGAGTGCTGGATCTGTGTTTAATTTTGTTTTTGATACTTATCTTGCAGATACTAACTACATTGTTCTTAGCTCAGGGTATACAGTCCCTAATCATGGGTATCCGCAATCTCTCTATCGGCAGTATGATGGAGGGGCAACAGAGTTTACTAAACAGCAAAGAGCTGAAAATGGCTTTCGTATGTTTTATTCTGCAAATATTGGGTCTAATCAGCCGATTGATTTGATTGTTGTCAAGTGGTGATGCAATGAAATCTCTGCACATAACAGGATTTGAGCAAGGCGGGTTGAACTCAGATGTTTCTGCAGACCTTCTTCCTGTTAGTGCAATGACGACAGTCCTTAACGGAAGGATAGTATCAAACCGTTTGCATTCAATAGGCGGCTATGAGAACAAGTCTGCTGCAACTGCTCTATTTACTCCTGCTCACTTGCAGTTTGTAAAAGCAGAAACTGGGTCATATTGGGTTATTGCAGGCATAGGCATTAATGGCACCCCTGATGACAGAGCTGTATATAGCTTTGATGGCACTATCTGGGCTGATGTGTCTGTTGCAGCAAGCATATATGACAATTTAATAAACCCAAATTTTTGGACTTCATGCTTGTTCAATGGCAGGCCGATAATCAACCACCCCCAGTCACATCCTCAGACTCAGCTAGTGGCTACAGCAACAACTGACTTCTCTGAGGTTTTCTGGGATGGTGCAACTACATGGAAAACAGCAGGAATGAAGTGCGGAGCAATGGCTTCTCACAAAGAGTTCTTATTTGCTATGAATATGACAGAAGGGGCAGCTGAGCTCCCTTATGTTGTGCGCTGGTCTGATGCTGCTGATCCTGGTGCAATGCCTTCTACTTGGGATGAAACTGTGCCAACCAACCTCGCCGGAAAAGTATCACTTCCGGCTGCTGGTGGTGTCTGCCTAAACGGTCTGACCTTGCGTGACTCATTTCTTGTATATCGTGAGTCTTCAATCCACTCATTTGATTTTGTTGGCGGTGAGTTTGTCTTCAACGTTCGTTCTGTTGCCGATACAATTGGAGCAGCTGGCGTCAATTCAATGTGTGAATATCTTGGCATACACTACTTCATCTCTAGGGATGGATTGTTCATGACAGACGGTAACTCTGTTGAGTCTGTGATAAAAGACAAGGCAAAGATTTCATTCTTGGGCACGGTGAACCAAGAGAGCATTGCAAACTCGTTTGTTTTCTCTTTGCCGATTCTTAATGAAATATGGTTCTGTTTGCCTGTTGGCACTACGTATCCAAATCTTGCATACGTCTACAATGTTGATAACAAAAACATCACATTGGTTGATCTTCAAGAAAGCTATCACATGGCCTCTGGATACCCTGCATCAACTACGCCTACATGGGATAGTGCAACATCAACATGGGATGAGGCATATGGGTCATGGCTTGTATCGTCATCAGGCTCTGGCATTCCGTCTGTTTTCTATTGCACAATACAATCAGGATCAACTCTGGCAAGCCTGAACAGCCTGAATATAATCGGCTTTGGCTCTGACATTAGTGTTACTGCAAAGTTTGAGCGAGTGTCTTTATTGCTTGAAGAAGGTGACTTCTCGTTTACTTTGCTTGAGGCCTTCCCTCACTTTAACTCTCCTGTTGATGTGTACCTGAAAATAGGCACTCAGGAGTCTCCTTTTGATGCAGTGACTTGGCACCCAGAGGTGACAATAACTCCTGGTCAAAGGAAGGTTGACTTAAGAGCAACTGGTAAATACTTCTGCTATAGCATAAGGTCTGATGCAAAGTATACTTGGTATATGTCAGGCATGACGTTGAAGTATGTTGTGGATGGTGAGCGATGAAACTGCCAATCCTATCAAACGTTCCTGCTATCTTTGATAAGGGCACTCGCTGGCTTGAAGAATTTAAGAATGCTGTTGTTGACTCCTTCAAAACGGTTCATGATTATGATGTATTATATGTTGAGCCAGACAAGCTCAAGATTGGAATGGTTCGCTACTTTGGTGCTGCTGTTGCAGCAACGGCTATAGCATCAGAAGGGCTATGGGTTTATCAATCAACAGGATGGGTTAAAGCAACATGAATGAGTGTTTCGTTACTGCCGTTCCAGCAAAACTTGTTCCATTCTTATGGAATAAGGCAATAGGTTTTCTTGCTCCTGCTATTGAGAAGAGCAATGGTGAGGCAACAGCAGAAAATATATACAAGAGCTGTTGCGCAGATGATAGCCTTTTGGTTTTGATATCAAAAGATGAGGCTGTTATTGGTGCTGCTATTCTCAGTATTTATACTTATGAAACTGGCAAAAAGGTTCTGTCTATTTGCCAGCTTGGCGGCACAGATATGAAGGACTGGCTTGACAAGGCATGTGAATTTGCAATGAAAACTGCCATAAGCACTGGGTGTGAAGAAATATATGCAATAGGCAGAGAAGGATGGGAGCGTGCTCTTGCAGATCAGGGATATAGCAAGCTGCATACAATTGTTTCAATTAAAGTGGAGAAAAAAATATGAGTGGCGTTCCTGGCATGTTTGCCAATTCATCATCAGGTGGATCAGGCAAAAGCACAAGCAGTTTTAATATGAACCAAGATATTTGGGCAGGCCAGCAACAGCCTCTAAAGGATATGTATGCACAGGCTTCTCAGCTGTATTCACAGTTTGATCCGTCTGCTTTCAAAGACTCATTTGACTACACTAAGCAGTATTCACAAGGCTTGTCAGAAGCTGCTAAGCCTGCTTGGCAGAATCAATTAGCAGGGGGCTATAACTCCGGTGCGGCTGCCGCTGCAGAGCCTGCTCTGATGAAGTCTCTGCAAAATTCTTTATCAGGCCCGAGCAACACAGGCCGGATGTATCAGGATATAGTTGGCGGTGCTGGCAACACATATATTGATCCGATGGTTGCTTCAATGAAATCTGGTGCTGTTGATAGCTTGAACAGACAGTTGCCAGGGATTAGTGAGAATGCCATAGCCGCCGGACAGATGGGCAGCTCACGACATGGTATTGCAGAAGGTCTTGCTCGTAGTGATGCCAATAAGTATATGACTGATACAGAAAATAGCATGCGGGCTGGTGCTTATGACACTGACCTTAATTGGAAAATGGACATTGCCAAGATGGCAGACAGCAACATTGGTGCTGCCCAAGATCGTTCAATCGGATTGCTTAACTCACGTGACCAAGCTGCTCAAGGTGCTTTGCAGCAAGGCCAGCAGATGAATCAGTATGCAAACAGTGCTTATGATTCTCAGATGATGCAGGCTCAGCTTCCATGGCAGATGCTAGGCAACTGGTCTGATGCTCTTGGTGACCCAACTGTTCTTACTAATGCAAGTGGCATGAGCTCAAACAAAAGCAGCACTTCTGCTAAATCAAAGGGGAAATAATTATGGTCTGGCCTATTTTTGCAGGATTGTTAGGCGGCGGTGGTGGCGCAGCAGCAGGAGGCGGTGCAGCCGCTGGTGCAGGAGCTGGTGCTACTGCTGGCGCCGGAGGCATGAGTAACATGATGGCAGGGCTAGGGAAGTCTGCTGCTAAGAAAGGAGGGGCAAAAGAAGAAGGTGCATCTCCTGGCATGATGGATCTTGCTGGCTTTGCAGCAGGAAGAGGGATGGCTGCACCAAGTCAAGGGGGGCAGCACCAAGTAGCTCAAGCCCCTGCCTTGATGAACATGGGTGGCGGCGATATGATGATGAGTCCTTCTGCCATGTTGCAGTTTGCCCAGTCTTCTCAACAGAAGCGTCAACCTCGTCCTGCACGGCAGATGATGAGAGGAGGGTTTGGTCGTGGGCTTTTATGATAGCTTTAAGTATGGTCTTCAATCACAGCTTGATCCTGAGACTTATCAGGCAAACATAGCAAGCAGGACAAAGGCACTAGAGCAGCAGGCAGCCGGAAATGCTTATGCATCAATTTCAGATGGGTTGATTCAGGCTGGTCTTGATCCAAACAGCAATGAGTATCATATTAAGATGACTGATGCAGCATATCGCTCAGGCAATCCTTTTTTGATGGAAAAAATAGGGCTTAACTATGGCCTTGCGCAGCAGCAGGCAGTTTTGAATCCTAAGGCTGATCCGATGCTTACTGATGATATAAAAGAGGAGCTTTATTGGCGCGATCACCCTGAGCTTGCTAATTCTTTTATGAATAGAAAGATTGCTACTCAGCGTGCTGGTGCAACAAATATTCATATGTCGCCTACTATGCAAATGAGTGATCCAAACTGGGCAAACATGCCAATGGATGAAAAGATTGCTACTAAAGTCCAATGGAAAGATTCTGCAAACAATGGTAAATGGCCGACTAATGGTGACTACCAATCAGGCGCTCTTGAGATGATCGGGCCGATTAATGATGAGAATAGAACCAAGGGCAATGCATATCTAGTGTATGGAACGGAAGGTGAGCGCACGATAAATCCTTTGTACCAAAAAGGAGGCATATTAAGCGACAAGACAAGGAAGGGAGTTGCAGAAGGGAATTGGATTCTTGATTCCAGCGTTAGGCAGGCAATGAAAGATCAAGCAGTTATTGATTTTGCACCAGATTCTTTGAAAAAATCACTGTTGTCTGATCAAGGAAAAGCACTTAACATGGGCAGTGACCTTGTTGTAGAGCCAAATCTGCGTCTCATGACTGGAAGTGCAGCAGGCGGTACAGAGCACCCAAGAATCAAGAATATGATTGCACCTAATGTTTATGACAGTCCAGAGCAGGCAATTACAAAGCGTGCTATAGTAAAAATGATGAACACCTACTACAAAGGGATGGCAGCAGGGTTTCATGTTGATCCATATGCTGCAGACGACATGCTTCTTGGTGAAGTAGGAGAAGGAAGCAAAAAGATGGCGCTTGGCTATAATCATGCAACCGGCAAAATATATTATGCATTGCCAAATGGCACAAAAGAGTTTTTTACTCCTGAAGAAACTAAAGCATTTTTGGAGAAATAATCATGGCTTTTGACTTAGAAGAATTTGCTAGACAAAAACATGCCGAGGCTTCTGGTACTGACCCTCAACCATTGACTCTATCTGGTAAAAAGGATTATGCTGAAAGTGAAACCAGCCGCATTCGCCGGAATTATGGTCATGCTCTTGAAGCCGTTCGTCAAGGATCACCTGGTGCAGTTGGCATGATAGATAATGCACGGAAGGAAATGGATCAAGTTGGCATAATTGATGAAGAGGTTCAAAGAAAGCAAGATCAGGTTAATGCAAATATTGAGCAGCTTTATAATGGCTCTCCTAATCCTCTTTCAACGATGCTTAATAAAGCACAAAAGAGTGAGATGAATATCATTCTTGGTGCACAGGATCAGTATTACAAAAGGAAGCAAGATTTTTTCCCTAGTGAGGAAAATGCACAGCAGCTTGCAGACCACACTAGGAAAAGAGCTTCTGAAAATCAATGGCAAGCAGATACTGATCCTATGGATTATCAGTTTGATGAAGGCTATAGAAATGTTGCAAACAAAGCAGCAGGTTTTTTAGGAGGGGTTGCGCCTCTTGCAGCAGCATCATACTTAGGGTCAAGGGCAATTGGTCCTGCACTAGGATTGCCAGGGATATGGGGCACAGGATTAAGTGCTGCTGATGAAGTGTCTTATGCAGCAATAAATTCTTTCCCCAAGGTTGTTGCACAAGACATGATCATTGATAGTGCCATAGGGGCTCTTGATCAAACAACAAATGTTGAAGAGAGCATGATTGCAGGGCTTGCATCAAATATCTTTTTTAGAGGGGCAGGGCATGCACTACAGAAAAACCCTGATACTCCTGTTCCTGCAATGAGGAAAGTTTTTGCTCAGATTGAAGATGCTGAAAAAATATATGGCAACCCTTTTAGTTTAACAGATCCTAGCACATGGAATACTAGAGGGCAAAAGCTTCATTTTGATGCACCTTTTAGAGAGAGAACCAAGGCAGCAGAATCTTTGTTTAATGCAAAAGCTTCTGCTGATCCTTGGAGAAACATTATTGCAATGCAAGAAGAAGATCAAAGTGGCTTTTTTGCAAATATGATAAAAGATGTGCTTATCCCCGGCTCACCAAAAGTAAGAGCAGGAGTGCTAGAAGGCCTTGATGATGATTTTACAAATAAGTATTTGCAAATCTCAAAAAAGAATATGGATGCTCGTCCTGCAGATTCAGTGTCTATGCACCCAAAAGAAATAAAAGACCTTAAGAAGACTTTTTCTGCAAACTACGGTGCTGAATCAGTAACAGGTGATCCTGCAGTCCGCAAAAGGCTTGCTGCAATAACGTCACAATTAAAAGCAACTGCTGTTAGAGAGCCTGATGTCATAGTTCCTGCACACAATGGAGTGCCTGCACA